AGTACACCCTTCCCTTAGGGAAGTCTGGATACGTTAAGTATTCAGTTGGGCAACCGATGGGTTTTTACTCATCGTTTGCAAGCTTCGCCTTGTTGCACCACATTGTGGTGCGTGCAGCTACTAGAGCTGCGCTTAAGGGGCGTCTCCCTCGTCATCAGTGGTACGCAATCATCGGAGATGATATGGTAATCACTAACAAGTTGGCAGGTGAGAAGTACGTAGAGTACATCTCTGCAATCGGTGGTGTTGTGAACTTGAGTAAATCAAGAATCTCAGCAACCCCTGGGGTTACCATTTGCGAATTTGCTAAAAGCTGGTTCGTAAATGGAGTTGACATAACTCCAGCTTCTTTAAGAGCTATCCGCTCCAGCTTAACTAACTGGGCGGACGCGCCTTCCATGATCAGATCCTTTGAGGAAAAGATCGGGAAGAGGCTCAAAACCAAGAAACTGAGGTATATTCTTCAGAAGTATTGGCCAAAGGAGGCCAACACCCTTAAACGGCTGATACCCGTACCCCAACAAGTGGGTGGATTCGGGAAACCGGATTCCAAACCATTAGTTGAAACCATGAAAGGACACCATGGCAATGCCATGCGTTCCTTCATTGGAAACAAGCTCTACACTGCTTTCAAGTATGTGACCAGTATCGATGCTGATACCATACACGAAAGTCTGGGTAGTAATGTCGATCCAAAGACCGCGAGGATAGCGTTAAGCCCTTTGCTTTCGCTCCTCCGTGAAACGGAGTCGCTAATCAAAGTTCCTTACGTTGTTAACTCAAGAAATTCATTTATTTCCTGGGTCCTCAACAGTGGGACTTCGTACCGTACTCTCTTGGACTGGTATGACCAACTAGTGGTCAATATGCCTGTCTCAACAAGAGAGCGTTTGGAACAACCTTCTTTAGGTTGGATTCGAGCGTTAGAAGACGACTTAAAGTCATCGCCTTCTGCAGACGCAGACGTAGCACATCACTACGCTGCTCTCGAACTACTATCATTAAGGAGATAGTAGGGAGGACTCCTCAGGAG